GAGTGATTATATTGACTGCGGTAGTAGTAGTAATCTTGAATTACAAACAATTTCTGTTTCATTTTGGATTAAAGAAACTCAAAGTGCGTCAAGTTTAGTAGGTGTTGTAGCTAAAAATATAGGTTCTAATATTGGTTGGATGATTTGGGTAGACGCGAATCAATTAATATGGCAAGTGGGGGACGGTAGTACTAATGCTTCTTTTACTTATAGTAAAGTTTCAAACTTCAGATCATATGCTTATTTAAATCAATGGAATAATATTTGCTGTACTTTTGATGGTACTGATGCTAAAATATATATTAACAATGTGCTGCACAATGTTTGGACGCCATCTTCTCCATTTTCAATAGATTATACTAATATTGGGAATTTAAATATAGGAAAAAGAGTAGATAGAACTACTCCAAAACTCAACGCTTCTCTTTCAAATGTATCTATATTTAACTCAACTCTTACAGCTTCACAAGTTTCAACTCTATATAATGGCGGAACACCTGAAACAGCTATTAGTTTTTCTCCAGTTAGTTGGTGGAAATTAGATGCTTCTGCTACTTATGATTCATCAACAACAACTTGGACTATACCTGATGACAGTTCTAATTCAAATGATGGAACAAGCTCAGGAATGACACAAGCCAATTTAGTACAAAGTGATTTAAGTTTTACAAGTGGTTACTCTCCTTATGCTTTAGATTTTGATGGAACAGATGATTTAATTGATTTAGGTAGACCATCTTCTTTAAACCTAATGCCAAGTGTAGATGAGTTTAGCATTTCTGCTTGGTTTAAAACTACTTCTTCAGGAACTATTTATTCTTTTGGCGCACCAAGTTCATCAAGTAATACACAAATAAAAATAGTAATAAGGGGTGCATCAGGAACTGATGACTACTACCCAGAAGTTACATTAAAAGGAACAGCTACAACAATTGGTTCTTCTGCTTACAATGATGGCAATTGGCATAACATAATTTTAACTTGCACTACATCAACTGCTATATTGTATATTGATGGTTCAAATGTAGGAAGCCCAACAATAGGAACAGCTACAATAACATCTACAGATAATGGAGCAATAGGTGCAAGAACAGCACCAACTGGCGGTTTCTTTTTCAATGGCTCTATTTCAAATGTATCAATCTGGAATGCTGGTTTAACATCTTCACAAGTAACAGAAATTTATAATGAGGGTGTACCATCTAACCTAAATAATCATAGTGCATATTCAAACTTAATAAGCTGGTGGCAGTTAGGAAGTAACAGTTCTTTTAATACTAACTGGACTGTATTAGATGAAAAAGGTAGTAACAATGGAACATCTGCAAATATGACGGAAGCGGACATTGTGGACGGAGTAGGAAGTTCAGCTAATGGTTTGAGTTCTGGAATGGGTGGAGATGAGATAGTGGGCAATGCATTTGGAAGCTCGGCAAATGCTCTATCAGTAAATATGGATATAGCAGACAGAACAACAGATGTACCAAGTTAATAATATTAAATAAATAAAAATGAATAATAGAAGTTATATAGTAATAGATTTAAGCAATACAGATAAAGTGCTTTTTTCTCAGGTTAATCAATCTTCTGCGCAAAGTATGAGAAGAAACTTAGCAAACACTCAAGGATTACTTTCTTATAGTGTTACACCAAGTTTTGTTACTGATGGTAGTTTACCAATTGTAGGAGATGTTATGAACCAAACGCAAGCTCTTGAATTATTAGCAACCGATGCTTGGTCAGAGCCAATGCCTGAAGAATGAATTATTTAAAAAGTGTAAGAATGGATGACCACAATTTATTAATGGCGGTAACTGCTTTAATTTCTGCAATAGGATTAAAAGAAGTTTGGAGCATATGGAAAAAGAAAATGGATATTGGAGTAACTAAATCTGAAAGAAAGTTTAGTGTATATTCACAAAACATAGAAGCACTTACAAATAAAATCACAGAACTTGAAGCAAAGATTGAAGTATTAATTTCTGAAAATACACAACTATTAGTTAAGGTTGCAAGAATGGAAGAGAAGTTGATACTTAATGCAAAACGTAGAGTAAAATCTAAAATTAAAAAAGATGAGAGAAATTAAAGAAATACACATACATTGTAGCGCAACAAAAAGCAATAGTATATCAGCAAGCACTATAAAAAGATGGCATACATCTGCGCCAAGAAACTGGAGTGATATTGGTTATCACTATGTAATTAATTCAGGTATTGAATTTGGCAGACCAGTTTACAGAACACCAGCAAGCGCAAGAGGGCATAATTCTAATGCAATAGCTATTTGTTATGTAGGCGGTTTAAATGCTGAAACTGGCAAACCAGAAGACACAAGAACACCAAGACAAAAAGAATTATTAATTAAGTTAATTAAACAACTTAAAGCAAAATATCCAAAAGCTACTATTCACGGGCATAGAGATTTATCACCAGATAAAAATAAAGATGGTAAGATTGATGAGTGGGAATTTATGAAGCAATGTCCTTGCTTTGATGCAGAAGTTGAATACTTAGAGTTTCAACCAAAAGGTTTTAAACCAAGAAGTGCAGCAGCACAAAAAGTTAAATCTAAATCAAAAAAAGCAGATGGAAAAAAACAATCAAACTAACTTACAAGAATTAATTAAAAAACTGGAGAATGTACCAGTACCAGAAAGAACGTGCAATATAGATGATGAAACTTGTGAAAGTTGTAGTGGATGAAAAAAATAAAAGATACTAAAATAGGAAAGTTTTTATCTGAAAAAGCACCTCAAATACTTGCTGTTGTTGGTGATGTGTTGCCAGAACAGGGAACACTTGGTATAGTAAAGAATCTTATTAGTAAAGACCCTGACTTAACATCTGAAGAAAAGCAAGAAATTCATAATAGGTTAGTAGAGTTTTATAAGTTAGAAGTAGAAGATAGAGATTCAGCAAGACAAAGAGAGGTTGAAATGGTTAAAGCTGGTAGTGATGATTGGATGATGAATTTTACAGGTATTGTTGGCTTAGGTGGTTTTGTTCTGTTATTAGTTGCAATAGTGTTTTTACAAGTACCAGAGCACAATAAAGAACTAATGATTCACACCACAGGAATAGTGGAAGGAATCGTTTTATCAATCGTTGGTTACTACTTTGGAAGCATAGCTAAAAAAGGCAGATAAATTTTTTTTATTATATTTAACAAAATTGTTAAATGAAATCACACAAAAAAAGATTCAAAGATAAAGGCAATCCGCGTTATCGTTTAAACCCAGATGAAGCACAAATTATAAACGATTATAGAAGATTAAAATTTGAAGCAGAAGCAGAAGGTTTAAACCCAAATGACATACACAGCGGTTGGATAAAGAACAAAAAAGCCAGCTTATATTTTAAGAATCCTAATTTTAAGCAAAACGATTTAAAAGAGTTTAAGAAACAATTATTAAGCGACTTAAAGGAATACTCTCCAAACTTTAAAAAGCTCGTTAAACCTAAGGTAAATGATGGCCACTGCTTGTTAATATCACCAGCTGATATTCATATTGGTAAATTATGTAAATCTTTTGTAAGTGGCGAAGAATACAACAAGCAAATAGCAGTACAAAGAACTTTAGAAGCTATTGATGGAATACTACAAAAAAGTAATGGTTTTAATATAGATAAATTAGTATTGTGTATAGGCAATGATGTAATGCATATTGACACACCAAGTGGCGGTAAAACTACAAAAGGAACTGTTCAGGATGTTGATGGAATGTTTTTTGAGCATTTTCATATAGCTAAAAGATTATATATAAATATTATAGAAACATTAGTTTCTTTTTATCCTGATTTACACGTTGTTTATAATAGTAGTAACCACGATTACTTAACTGGTTTTTGTTTAGCAGATACTATTGCAACATACTTTAGGAATAGCAAGAATATAACTTTTGATATTAGTTTACAGCATAGAAAGTATTATACTTATTATGATAATTTAATTGGTAGCACACACGGAGATGGTGCTAAATGGGATTTACTACCTTTACTAATGGCTGATGAATGTTCTGAATGGAGTAGAACTAAATACAGATATATGTTTACACATCATATTCATCACAAGATAGGTAATAAAGATTTAGTAGGTTGCACACTTGAAAGTTTTAGAAGCCCATCACCAGCGGATTCTTGGCATCATAAAATGGGTTATACTTCTTCTAATAACCAAGCAATAGAGGGTTTTATTTTCTCTAAACGTAATGGCCAAGTAGCCAGAATTACACATTTATTTTAGAATTAACATTTAATTGTTAATAAAGTTTTTAGTGTGTTTTGTAATTTGTATTATAATTATATATATATTTACAAACATAAACTTAAAAAGCAGTTGACGAACAACGTAAAACTTTTTAAAATAATTAAAAAATAAAACATATATTATGAAAACAATAACTTATAAACACTTACAAAGAGATGTTAAAAATTTAGAATTTAGGTTAGAACGTATTTTAGAAAATTTAGATACAAGTATAATTAATAAAGATAATTCTTCTTTAACATTTAAAGAACTTACTTTAAAAACCGATATTAATCGTATAAAAGATTTTATAGAAGCTTATAAATAAAAAAAACAAAAACAAATAAAAAAAACAAACAATTATGAGTAGAGAAATATCATACACAACAAGAACCTTTTACGTACCAGCAGAAAAAATAGAAACGCTGGTTAAGTTTCAAGGTAAATGCAAAGAGAATGGGCATAAATCTTATTCTGAAGTATTATTAAAATTAATGGAACAATACAACGAATTATGATACACTATCCACACCCTCACAACGAACACTACTACAATGAAAACATTAATCATTGGTGGGCATATACAACTAACAGATATTTACAAGATAGATTAAGAAACTTAGTTATAAGAGTGAATTGGAACAAGCGTATTATCTGTAGAATAGATTTATCAAATAATGATTTAGAAATTCATAAACATAGATTTGATACATTTATTTCACAATTAGAAAACATTGAAAAGCAATTAAAAACTATTGCAATTCAATACAATAAACAAAGAATGAAACAATTAAAAACTATATTTACAAAAATTAGAAACTATGAAAATTAAAGAATTAGCACAAAAATATGATTTATCAAAAGATGACTTTTGGGAATTAAAAAGAGGTACAAAAAGTATGTGGATAATAACACACGATGCTTGCGAAAAAATAGCAGCAAAAGAAAACATACAATTTGGCGCACCTACAATTTATAGAGATAGCAACCAAGATGTTGCAATAGTAGGAGATGCAAAACGAGGAAACAAAGTTATTTGGAGTACAGGCGAAGCATCACCAAAAAATTGTAAAGCACCTTATCCTTTTGCGATGGCGGAAAAGAGATTGAAAGATAGGTTGGTTTTAAAATTAATAGATGCTTATCAGTATTCAATATACTCAGATTCTGAAGCAGATAATTTCAAGAAACAATGATAGAAACAAATGCAATAGAAGTAATGCAGTTAGTTTTACTATGTATTACTTTAGGTTTAGTTTTAGCAGATATAATCAAAAACAAATAAATCAAAAACTATATTATGAAAAAAAATAGATTAAGTTATTCATCTTTAGCTCAGTTTAAAAAATCCCCTAATCATTTATTAGCATACTGGAATAAAGAACTAAAAACTACTGATGCTATGCAGTTTGGTAGTTTAATTCACAAGATGTTATTAGAACCAGATACATTTAATAATGAGTTTGCAATATTTGAAGGTGCAAGAAGAGCTGGTAAACAATGGGTTGAATTTAAAGAACAAAACGAAGGTAAAATACTAATTAAACAACAAGAATTAGATGATGCAAATAGAATAATTAACAATGCAATGTTACATCCTGTACTAACTGAAATGATGCAGAATAAAGAAGCAACAGAAATTAAGTTAGAGTGGCAACATAAAGATGTTAATTTTAAGGGCTTTGCAGACCTTTTAACAACGTTTAACGGCAAGAAGTGTATAGTAGATATAAAAACTACTAATGATGCTGGAAAACGCTTTGAACGTGATTTATACTATAATGATTATAAAATGCAATTAGCAATGTATCAAGACCAATATGATAAAGATACAGATGTTTATATAGTAGCAATAGAAACTAAAATGCCATTTAATGTTCAGATATATAAATTAGATGATAGTTTATTATTTAAAGGTTGGATGGATTATGATTATTATACAGATAAGTTTAAAGAGTGGGATGGAGAACCTCAGGGTTACTCAAGTGATATTGTAGAAGTAAAAACAGAAGTGGAGGAAGTAGTATGAAAAAGTTAGCAATAATAGGTGGTTTATCTTTAATGACTGCTGGAACAACTAATATGCTGTGGCATAAGCAGAAGTTAAATTTAAATCCTAATACATTTGCAATAGCTACAGGAGGGTTTTTTGTAGCTGTAGGAATAACCTACAAATTTTAATTAAAAACAAATAACAATGAATAAAGAAGAAATAATATCAGGTTTTGTATTTACACATAAAGATACGTATGAAAATTTAATATGTATGATGCACGACCATAATGATGATAATAATATAACTTATGCAATACATATTTATGATGATTATATGCCTTATGGCACTTGGTATGGTAATGTACTAAAATTTAAAGAAAGTAGTTTAATTTTAGATTATAATTATTTAGGTAAAACATTTGAACACGAAATATTTTATAAAGATTTAAATTTTATGTTTAAAAATGGAGAAAAAGTTTTAGGTATGAATGATGTATTTTTAACTAATGAAAAAACAAATAGAACTGTAAGGTCTTATGTATAAACAATAAAAACAAATAACAATGAATAAAAAAGAAGAAACAATATATTGTGGTAGTGGTAAAATTATGAATCCTAAATGGTTAAAAGTAACTATTAATCCTTCTAAAATAGCTGATTACATACAAGAGTATAATGGTAACAAATTCATCAAACTAAATATTAATTTAAAAGATGAAGCTGACCAATATGGTAAAGATGTAAGTATTAGTGTAGATACTTGGAAGCCAGATACAGAAGCACCTAAAGCTGAAGCAAGTAATACTTCAAACGATTTACCCTTTTAAATATAATGAAGCAATCAAAGGTCTTGAAAGCATTGGGTTTAACTTCACAGGATATACAAAATATGTTAATGAACGGATATACAATGCCAGAGATAGCAAAGAAGTATAAAATAGAATACATTTCTTTAGTACAAGCATATAAAGTACAAAAGAAAAATTACAAGTATATTGATTATATACAACCAAAAGAAGAAGTGAAGGACATTAAAAACGTGTCCTTCACATTTGATAAACTATATATAGAAGAATCACTTAATGAAGAAGAGCTACTTGCATATTATAAATATGAAGCTAAAAACAAAGCGTATTATGAATATCAATGATTATTTTATTTTATCTGATATTGAAAAAGATATTATTAATCTTATAGCTGAAAAAAGACAATTAAATAAAGAAAAATCTAATCTTGATGGTAAAGGTCAAGCAAACAATAAAAAAGGAATTAGAAATAATAAACTTGGTTTTGCTGGTGAATTTTTATTTTGTAAAGGGTTTAATTTATTTCCAGATTTCACAATTAATAATACATCTAAAATTAAAGAAACAGATAATGGTGATGCAATACTAAAAGGTTTTACAGTAGATGTTAAGACAAGCCAGAATGAAAAGTATTTAATGACACCAAGTTATTCAAAATCAAACATAGATTTATTTGCAAAATTTTATATGGATAAAAAAGGAAAATTTACTTTTCAGGGTTTTGCAACTAATCAAATGTTATTTAATAAAAATAATTTTATATTTAAAAAAAATGTAAACTATTTAACAGTAGATAGTTACGTTTTAGAAACAAACAAACTATTAAATTTTAATCAAATTATATTATGAAAGAATTACCATACTTTAAATTTTATCCTAACCAATGGATTACTGGCTCAATATCATTTATGGACTTAGATGTGCAAGGTGCATTTATGAAAGTTTGCTGCTACTACTGGAGCAAAGAGTGTAATGTTACAAGAAAACAAATTAAAACATTAATACCTAAACAATGGAGTGTATTAGTAGATGCTGAATTATTTAAGATAGATAATGAAACTATTAGTATTAAATGGTTAGATGAACAATACAAGCAAAGGTTAGTAGAACACAAGCGAAATGTTAGCAACGGAAAGAAGGGGGGCTTAAGCAGGGCTAAAGCATTAAGAAAAGAAGAGAAAAGAAAAGATAATAAAGACCCTTATTTAACTACAAATTTTATAAGATGATAGTTAATAAAGAAGATAACTTAAAATACTTATATGCTTTTAAAGAAGGTAAAATTAAACGTGGTTTAGAAATCGGTAACGAGTTAGATAAGTGGTATGTTCACAAACGCGGCTCGTTTACAGTGATAGTTGGGCTTGATAATGTTGGTAAAACTAATTTTATGTTATGGTACTTTTTATGCTTAAGTGTTAAACATAATGTTAAGTGGTGTATATGGAGCGGAGAAAATAGCTCAGGACAGTTAACAAGAGATTTAATACAAATGTATGCACAATGTAAATTAACTAAATTAACTAAACCACAAATAGATAAATACAATGATAAAATTTCAGAGTGGTTTACTTTTGTTAGTAATAAAAAAATGTATAACCATAAAGATTTATTAAAGTTATTTAAAGAAAGTAATTGTGATGCTTGTGCAATTGACCCATTCACAGGATTAAACCACGATAGAAGAGTTAATCAATATGAGCGTAACTATTTGATTTGCAATGATATAAGAGAGTTTTGCAATACTACTGGTAAAGCTATTTATGTAATGACACATCCAATGACAGAAAGTGCAAGAAGAGTATATCCACCAAATCACGAATACGCTGGTTATATCCAACCACCAAGAAAATCAGATATTGAGGGAGGCCAAGTGTTTGCCAACAGGTGTGATTCTCTGTTAAGTATCCACAGGTTTATTAATTCACCTGAAAGCTGGATGCTAACACAAGTAAGAGTAGAAAAAATTAAAGACAAAGAAACAGGAGGAACACCAACTCTTGACCAACCATTATGTTTTGATTACAATAGTGGTTTAGGTTTTACAATTGGTGGTAATAACGTATTAAAACAAAAACAATGAGATATAAATATGAAGACATAGAAAAGTTTTTAGAGTTTAAAACTTGGACTGATAAACAAAAAATAGATAAATTACTTGAAATAGATTGTAGTTTATATGCGCACTTAGGAACTGATTCTACTAAAGCAGAGAAAGAAGAAGTTAAAAGAAAAAGTGTAGATATATACAGAACTATAAAAACATTAGATAAAAAAATGGGTGATTTATTTTTGTATTCAGAAGATTTAAAACAATGAATATTATAAACGAAGATTGTTTAAAACAATTAAATAAAATAAAAGATAAATCTATTGATTGCATTGTAACATCCCCGCCTTATTGGAAAGGGTTTGCTTATGAAGCATATTTTAATTCATATTCTCAATACTTAAGATGGTGCGAAAAATGGTTAAAAGAATGTAAAAGAGTTTTAAAAAAAAATGGAACATTTTATTTAAATGTCATAAATGATAGTGAAATAACTATTAGAGCGTTTGAAATAATGAATATAGCAACTGAAAACTTAATGTATAAATTGCACGAAACTATAATTTGGTATAGATATAATCAACAACCAGCAAACACTACAAGACAATTGACAAATCAATGTGAATATATATTTATGTTAAGACATACTTCTGCTGGTGTTGAATTAAACAAGAAAGAAGCATACGAAATAAATCCACATATATTCAAAACTAAAAATGTAGGCAATGTGTGGGAAATACCTTTTAATAGTGGTAAAAAAACTATATCTACTTTTGGTAGAAAAGAAACTAAATGCAAATATGGCCATAGTGGTTTTCCTTTAGAGCTGCCAGAAACATGTATAGCTTTAAGCACAAAAGAGGGAGATACTGTTTTAGATTTATTTATGGGTACAGGTCAAACAGGTATAGCATGTCAAAAATTAAATAGAAATTTTATAGGTATTGAATTAGATAAAAGTGCTTATTCT